CACATCAGCAACTGTGCGCATCACCACCTCTGAGGTGTTTACCCGGGATTTCAGAATTATGTGGCATCCGGACATGGGGATGCCTGCGCCATCAATCAGCGCACCTGATATCACTACAGACATAGTTTTTCTCGCAATAAATTAAATCAGGAAGAGGCTTCCGGAGAGACGGGCCATTCAATGGCGTTATATGAGCTTTTATCAGCGATGGTGCTGAAATCCATCGCCTGCAGCGATTTCGCGTAAATGCGGTACGCTTTCAGCTTCTCCCTGTCTTCGTCACTGATTAATCCCAGCAGCAGGTCTTTTCCCCATTCGCTGGTCATGATGCTGACCTGTTTTAACAGTGCATCACGCTCATCTTCCGCTTTAAGTTTGTAGTCAAAAACAAATTCATCATTGCGATAAAACCAGTAACCCGACGCCTCAATGCGACGATTGGCGGTAATATCCGGTAACTCAATCACGCTTTTATTTTCCGGGCAGATTGAGGTGATGTCTTTTCCGACCCAGACCACCTCGCCAGTTTCAACATAAATAACTTTCAGAGTGTCTGGCTGAAATTTTTCCTGGGCTTCGTGCCATTCCTGACCATCATCGGAGAACAGCCACAATAAAAATTTATGCTGTCGCGCCAGCTGGTATTGCTCAATTGTTTTAGGGTTTTGTGCCGTAATATTTTTTAAGTGCATCATAATTACAAACTCGCTACATTCCGCCAGACCCCATTAATCAGAACCTGCACCGGGCGGGCATTGGCCCAGTCCATACTTTCACCACCGTCAAGACCGCTGATAAGGTGACCTGATGGTGCATTCCCGCCACGCCCAATACCAATGGCACCGCCCAGACGCACATCCTGTACACCGCCTGTTTTGGTTTGATAGCGGGCATCAAAGTTTCCGTAGTCTGACGGTGTTACCCGACCTGAAACATTCACTGCCCGGTTACTTTGTAACGCGCCATTCTGAAAACGGAATACGTGCTGACCATTGGCATAAACATCCAGCAGGCCGTCACCATTCTGTTTCAGGCCGGTATCGTTATCTCCGAAAGCAATTGAGTTTCCACCCAGCGCGTTCTGAACGCCGATACCCAGCGCACCATTGACCTGAGAACCGCCGCCAACAGACACTTTATGCGACATGGATATTTCACCCGTCCGCAGATTAATAGTGAACGGTCGAAGTGGACCAATATCGCCATTCTCGCCCTGACCTTCACTGGTAGGGATAAGGTGCAGGCACTCTTCCGAACGACGAAAAATCAGACCAAAGGCTTCGTTGAAAATCCTCAGCGCATTAACACCACGGATTTTCAGTTCCCCGGTCATGGTGTCACCATCACGCTGAACGGCACTTTTTGCCTTATCCACCGTGGGTTTTAATCCGAGGTTTTCAACAGCCTCATCCTTATCTTCCACATCCGAAAGGTTATTTTTTATCAGCAATGCCTCTTCGTTAATCGCACCGCCCACCAGTAATAATATGGCTTTATATAGCTGATCGTGTTCTTCTTTATTCAGTTCTATCCCGGCCTTCTCAATGACACCACAGATTTCCTCCTGAATGGCATCCCACATGGCACTGTTCAGCCAGGTGGCAAGACGCCCCGTCCGAATATTTCCGTCAGTGAATCCATTCTTGCCCGGACCAAACTTATCTTTTACCGCTGTCAGCGTATCAATCCTGTGCATCTTCATCCTCATCTGGATAGGAAAATAAAACGACAGTATGTGACGGACATAATTTATTAATCACGCACTCCGCAACCGTATCCCCCCACGTCCGGATCGGTGTGTTGCAGGCGTCTGTGCATGTCTGCCACTGAGCACCGGCATCCACCGGCAACGTCACACGCCAGAAATAACGCCAGCGATCACCCCATTCCGGATCGGGGCTTGCATCCAGATTCTGGAACTGTTCGATCGTCACGCCGGTATATCCCAGCGCCTCAAGCTGATCCAGGAAGAACTGCTCATTTATGCCACCAGCCACATTGGCTTTTGCTTCAAGACGTTGCTGACGCTGACGTAATGTCCGGGTTCCGACAGGGGAACAGGAATCAGGTAAACCATACAATTCTTCATAACGTTCAATCAGCTCTGTGGACTGACCGGGATCGATTTCAATCACCAGTTCATCAGCCCGCTGGTGAACACGCACAAGCGATGGTGCCAGACCGTCAAGTACACCGTCGGTATCTGACCATGCAGGTCCCGGCGGCATCAGGCCATACAACAATTTTGTATAATCATCCTGTAACGTATCCATTATTTACTCCTTACCGGGTCATAAGCCTGCCATGTGATCTCCCCGAGCACCGGAAGCTCAGTTTCCCCCAGGTCAATATCCGATGAAGGGTCGATAAGTCGATGGGCCACCTCACCTGCAGATAAACTGATAGCCTCGCTGATTCTGGACAGATACATGCGCCCTTCCGGCACACCATCCCGGAACATCAGCGCATTCAGTTCTGATTTTATTGCCGCCCTGATTTGCGGTGTGTCTTTCGATAACGCAATCGTCATCGGGATAACTTTTTCTGTGGCACCGAATACATACAATCCGCTTCCGGCAACAGGTGCCAGAGGAAGGATGTGGTCCCTGACTGCGTTAATCACGCTTTCATCCGGGGCCGGGTGTTCAGGATCGTTTGTCGCCACCATCACGCCAACCGTTCCAATACCTTTCCAGTGTCTGAAAGTCCATGCACGGTTAATACCCTGAACTTCTTTCGCCCAGATAACATAATCAGGGTCTGCGCCCCCCTGTGGAATGTAGTAATAACGTTCCATAACGCGGGCACGCCATATTTCCAGATTTTCAATATCTTCACCGTCTGTAATGGTGTCAGCGTATCCTGTGGACGGCAGACCACTGACGGGTGTTCCCAGCTGCATGGCAATACCATCATCCGTATTCCCCGCCGATCCCGGTTCGTCTGCCACAACAGGCACCCGGAGAAGACCATCGGCTGCGGTCACCGTCGCCGTCGTGGTGAAGGTCACCTGATCATCACGCTGGATCTGCGTTCCCGCTGGCAATACCGGCGTCCCCTCTACGCCATCCCAGCGCACAAATCCCCGGGCTGCCACCGCATCTTTTCGCGGGCAGCGTTTGATTCTGGCGTGCCGGTACAGCCAGTCTTCATCACACATGTCCGGCAACAGATTTCTGGCAAGATAATCGATATACCCGTACAACGTGTGCACAGCTGCAGCCTGTACACGGGCGTACACTTCCGCATCCATACGACGAAGCAGCGTATCCTGCTCAAAGCGGGTTAATAAATCGCTCCGGATCATAGAAATAAGTTGCGGGAGGCCGGGGCGATAAAACTGACTGTCAGCCATTCAGTTCACTCCAGATATCATCAAAAATAATGTTGTGAATATTGCCGTCACGCTGGTAAATGGTAATGGCAAGTGCCAGCGAGTCTGTCCCGGTCCTGACAGCGTTAATATCAAGACGGGAAGCAACACCATCCTCCACCATCCACGCCAGCGCTTCACGGGCATAATCTCTGGCAAGCTGCGGGGTTTTATTTGTCAGCTTGCTGCGTCGCAACAGATACAGACGCGACCCCGTGCGATCATTCTGAACCGTAGGCCAGGTATCCCCCCACCATCCAAATATCTGCGGTGCATCATCATCACGCCCTGCACGCCGCCAGGTAAAAAGCGAAATAATCACAGCACGCGTCAGAAGGTCGAGCGAAGCCCCGGTCGACACGGTTCGCCCGTTAACATTAATCATCATGATTTTCAGCCCATCGGTTGATCTGGCGTGTCAGTGATCCCACCACCATCACCATTTTCGGTGTGTTTGTGGGCATTGTAGGTCTGCCGCATTTGCTGCATGCTGAGTCCGCCACTGTCGCAATTGTCAGTAATATCAGCGGTGGATTCGACAGGCATTTCAAAGCGCGCTTTAGGCGCGTTTTGAAAAATAATGGGCTTCCCGCCCCCGTTCACCACAATACCGGAACGGGTCAGGACAACGGATTGCCCCTGATCGTCATAAAGCGCCACTTCCCCACGTTTCAGTCCTTTCAACCGGTAACGTCTGTCAGCCACGACCACAACCACACCATGAGAACGATCGCCCGCCGGGAATAAAGCAACGCCCTCAGCACCGTTCTGTGCAGCAGATGTAAAACCATAAGGCTCAAGGTGCTCAACGTGTTGTTTCTGATCTCCGGCTATCATTTTCAACCCTACAGACTGACACTTTCTGGCGGAATCCACCGCCGTGATGACAGCCCGGGAAATCAGATTGCGAAGAGAAAACCCGTTCATCAGAAATCCTCCTCAACATTTTTTTTCTTCCTGGCGGTAACAGGCTCGGGGAGATAAGCATCTGCCGGGCCAACCCGTAATTCAGTCGTCGTGCCCCGGTCGTCCTGGTTATAGGTGACTTCTGCGATCACCAGTTCATCATTATCAAAATTATTCAGCGGGTCGAAAACGATGACAGATAACCCCGGACGCCATAACGCGCCACTGCCCTGCCGCCAGCCCTGAACCGTATATGTTGTCTCACGGGTAAGCGCAGCCCGTTGACGCGCTTCAAATTCACAACGGGCCTTACAGGTTGCTGTCGTTGCTGTGCCTGACTGCTGAATCAACAAAGGGCGATAACGGGTCACACCACTGTCCTGAATGGTCTGACGTATTGCGGCAATGGTAGCCTCACCAAAATCATCGTCGTTGCCCGGTCGCTGCCCACTGACCTGATATTCAGAAAACCGCTCTCTGATGCTTCTTTCCGTGTCACAGGAAAGAATATTCTCTCCCAGAACCAGCGCCGTCGCCGCTTTACCTGTTCCGGGTTTTCCCAGAACCAGTCGCCCGCATTCATCGTCATAAGCCAGCGTCTGAACCTGCCCCAGTAACCGGTTAAGACAATCGGCAACGGTTTCGCCGTGTTCCGGCTGGGCATCAATCACCGCTGTCTGCGGCACGCCAGCATCAATAACGGTGATGCCAAATGGCGCAGCCAGTTCACTGACTATTCTGAGCAGGTTTTTTCCGCTCTGCTGGAGTGGCAAAGCGGAGCAGTCAACCAGATCGGCTGTTTTGCTTCGCCCGACAATTCCCATGCTGACGCTGCTGGCGTCATAACGAAGCGGTAGTGCCTCCACATATCCGGTGAGCACGGGCTCATCACCGATAAGCACTTCAACCAGCTCACCATTTTTTATCCGGGGCTGATAATCCCGGCTGCCGGGCCAGCGGGTGGTAATGGCAACATTAAAATCCCGGGCAATACGGTTAATGCCCGCACTGATACGGACGGATGTCCAGCCGCCCCATTCGCGACCGGAAACCCGAAGTAAAACGGTATTATTCATCTGACGGGTACCCTTAATGCCCTGACCGGAACAAAGCCCGGATGGGAGATGGCATTTCGATCCAGGATATCAATTTCACGGGACGCATCGTCGTACCATGACGCAGCCAGAACAAGCGCAGGCAGAACTTCCGCTGGCGTTCGCTCTGCGGTTTCCTCCGTCTGAACCAGACGCGCCTGAATATCCCGGTTCAGTTCTGTACGTAATGACGTCAGCTGAAAAAACAGCCTGTCATCCGCCGTACGCCTGAGCTCCTGTTCAATCGCCGCGTTAAGCGATTCGCGTATGATGGTGAGATTTTCCCGCGTGGGTGGTTGTGCTGTCTCATTCTGCTCTGTGCTGGCAGTCACACTGTCAAGTGCCGGATGTGAAACGTGAATAATATCAGACTGACGCTCAGCAGAGCCGCCAACAGCCACAACCGCCTGCTGATTTTTCACCAGACTTCCGGGTTGCGGCAGTGAAGTGACCGCCCTTGCAGCCTCGCTGACTGCCGTCGTCCGGATGACTGCAGCCACCAGATTTGTCTGCTGTTTTTGCCTGACAACCGATGCGGAATCTGTGGGCCACACCGCACGCGGTGCCAGTCCTGGATCCAGCGTAATACCGGACATTGTCGTTATGGACTGCACCAGATCCTGTGTGTTGTCCACCAGCCTGGTTCCGGCCCGCCAGGTATCCTGCAACGTATGCACAAAATCACTGGCAACCGATGGCGGCATCAGAATGACGGATAAATCGCCCTGCATCAGCCTCATACCGGCAGAAACAGCAGAATTAACCATTTTGAAAGCCGTCTGAACGGTTCCCAGCATATCGGTTGCCCGGGCAATAACATCGTTCTGAATAAAGTCCGATATTCCCGCGAGATCAAAATCGCCGAACATGTCTTCAATCAGCTCATCAAGGAATCCGGACGACTCCTCCAGTTTTCTGGCGGTTGCGGCTCCGGCGACAGGGAATGACAGTTCCCCGCTCTCAACAAACTGAAATGAAACCCGGCACATACGGCCTTCAGTGCTGGAGTGAGAAACGGTCACCTGTCCGTCAATACAGCCCTGCATTTCACCGAACTGCGGATGGATCAGTGTCCCCGGCCCGGCGGTTTCAATCGCGGTAATCAGCCTGTCGCGCTGCTCTGCGTAATCATCACCAACGAGATACGCATTAATCGTCAGCCGTCGCGTGGCACGCCCGAGATCTTCCGTGTACGGTTTGTCACGGTTTGGGTATTCATGGACCTGAACGCGGCGTCCGAACGAACCCTCGTCGCTTTCCACCGAAAACGGAACGCCACGAAATGAAGCATCGTAAAGATTATCGCGCCAGGTCGTTCCGGAAGATGAAGAAAACAAAGAGGACAAAGAAGGTAAGGAAGGAAAATCCATTCTGATACCCCATTATTAACGCCTGAAAGGTGAATACCCAACGTCATGGGTGATTTTCATAAAGGGATCGCCTGTTTTCGGCAAATCGATGACGCGCATTCCCGGCGGCGCGTTGTCAAACGTCACCTTAAGTTCGCTGCGGGTTGCCGGTGAAGATGAAAGGCTTAACAGCTGATTCCTTTCCAGTGATACATTCGGGGTGTAGCGTTTATCCGGAGATAAATACCCATCACCACGTGGCATCTGCCATCCGGTCATGTCATAGACAAAATCATGGAACTGTTTGCCCCACTCGTCGAACTTATCATTCAGACCAAATCCACTGTTCAGTGCATCAGCCACAAAATTTTTAACAAGCCAGGGATGTTCTTTTTCAAACTCCTGCGCCATCATGCCCAGTTCAAGCAATCCACCAATCAGACTGATCTTCCCGAGCCCCTTTAATTTCAGCGCCGTTTTTCCTGCCGCCGTTGTCCATTGATTCTGGGCGACTGTTGCCGCACGAATACTTGCCACCGCCTTCACACCAATATACAGAGCAGAAACCGTTGCTATTGTTTTTACTGCCTGCTCCCATCCCCCCATTGCTCTGACAACCTGATCAACCTCCTGCCAGACTTTTTTCACAACCGGCCCGACCGTTTCCCAGTTATCAATTATGAGATATGCACCACCGACGAGAAGCGCAATTAATCCCTTTGCCGGCGTCATATTCATCACGCTACCCATGATTTTTGTTATGCGTGTCAATGTGCCAATCGCCACGCCCATCGTCAGTAATGCCGCTCCAGTTTTCGCGATGGTTTTTACGACCTCAGGATTTTCTCTGACAAACGTGCGCACTTCTTCCAGAAAAGGCTTCATCTCTTTTATGCCTTCATTGATTGAAGGCAGGAAGGTTTCCCCCAGCGTGGAAGAAATCGCATTGATCTGGTTCTGCAGCAGCAACAACTGGTTTTCCGTCGTCGCGGCACGGGCAGCATATTCTTTCTGCATTGAGCCGCCATACTGCTGCGCATCCGCCACACGATTAAAATTGGTTCGCAACAAATCCAGATTCGTGAGCAGCGGCGCAATGGATCCAGAAGATTCCTTGCCGAACAGTTCATTAAGCGCGGCGACCTGTTTTTCTTTCGGCAATTTCGCCAGAGAATCCAGTACGTGCAGCATGGCCCCACGGGCGTCTTTCTGCATATCCGCCGCCAGTTTTTTCGGGCTAATGCGCAACGAGCGGAGCACTTTTTTCTGCGATTTGGTGGCGGAATCCCCCGCTGTCAGCGACAGCATAAAATTCTTTATCCCCGTCGCTGCAATTTCTGATTCCACCCCCATTCCGGCAATGGTTGCCCCCATTGCGGCAATCTCTCCGGAGGCCACACCCGCAACACTGCCTAAAGGGCCAATACGGGTCACAACATCAGAAATCTTTTTCGCACTTGCAGGACCAGTATTGCCAAGATAGTTAATCTTGTCCGCAAGTCCTGCCACTTCTCCCTGTGTCAGCTTAAAGGCTGTGCGCCACTGTGCCATCATCTGACCGGATTCTTCCGCCGTGGTGTCAAAGGCCACCCCCATCTTCACGGCGTCGTCAGTAAACTGCATCAGCTCGTCACGGGCGATGCCAGCCTGACCACCCGCCGCCACGATTTCGGCGATACCTTCCGCCGACATGGGCAGTTCTGTTGACAGGTCGCGCACCTGTTCCGTCATTGCCTTAAACGCTTCCGGCGTATCCAGACCATCCACCACTTTCCGGACATCCGCCATTTTTGATTCAAGGGCAATGGCAGATTTGACCGGGAGCGCCAGCGCCCCCAGTACTGCGGTTCCGGCACCCGCTGCGCCCAGAGACAGGCTGGCAAACTCCTTTTTAAAGCCTTTCAGCTGGCGCTGCATCCCCTTCAGCGGTGCCGACACCTTATCCACGGCAGTGATGATCGCCTTCAGCTGAAAACTGTCAGCCATGCTTCATCTCCTCGTTAATGCGGACGGCCTCGGCTTCCAGTTCTGTAAACTGCGAAATAGCCACCCGTCGCAGCTCCAGTGGATTCAGTTTCCAGAACCAGGCAACATTGTAGAGTCGTTTCCGGAGGTGCTTCCCGTCTCCGACTGGGTAAAAAAACGCAGGATCTGCATGCTGGTCTTAAAAATATCCAGTTTTGCCATCTGCGCCGCCGATGAACGCGGGATCCCCGCCAGCAGCGGGATATATTTCAGTGCCACCTGGCTGTCCAGTTTAATACTGCCCTCACCGGAAATAATGAAAGGAAAACCCAGGGCCTCGATTTCGTCATACGTGGGTTCACGCAACTCCAGCACATGCAGCGTTTCGTTATGCGCTGTCACCGGTTTTTTTAAAACAATTTCTGTCACGCTCATTACTGATATCCTCCCTCTTCGCCGTGGAATTCAAGATCTGCCGTACCTTCTTCGGCATTATGGTTTGCTTCGCCATGCAGCCAGGCCGCCGAAAGCACATACACCATGCCGTTTGCCAGCTCGGCAGTAATCGTCATCTGGTCTGAGGCGGTAATTTTGTCGACCGGAAAATTTTTGGGCACTTTAAACGTGCCCTTAACGTAAGGTGACCGCCAGGTCTCCTTGTAATCCACATCACCAGCCATGCCGACGACATCATCCCGGACATTGGTGTTCATCGGCACTTCAATGCCACCTGTCAGCGATAACTGCTGACCATCCACTTTAAAAAAACAGGTTCCGGCGATCTTTGCCATTATGCTGACTCCTCTGAATACTGGAGACGGAACTGGTTAACCACCGCAAAGACACGTAACTGGTTAACATAATCCGGCGGGAACAGCGTGTTCAGTCGGTTCGGGTTATCCGCATCACGCTCAACTATCAGATACTGTTTAAACAGATCGTAATTTTCCACAATACCGGCACGCTCCATCTGACGATATGTCGCCAGAAGCTCCCCTTTGATAACGGCAGGAGTAACAATCGCCTGCCCAGGACCAAAACGGGTACCATCATTTGCCAGCTTGTGGCGTCCGTACTTGCTTGTGATGACCGATTTCAGTTTGCGAAGAACATATGCGCTGGTATGCAGTGTTTCACTGTCCAGATAGCTGTTGTCTGCCACGCCATATGCATTCTTTTTGTATGTGGTTACGGAACGCTGGATCCGCAACGTGCCGCCTTCCACATAAGCCGTCGCCACGCCGTGAGATAAAAGGGTCTGCTGCTCTGTCATGATGAATCGCTTACCTTTCGGTGCCGGAAGCATCCCCACCAGTTCCCCCGTCTGTGTCGGACGGGCCGGGTCATTGCGGATAAATACCGCTTCACGGGCAAGGCGACTGGCAACCAGTTCATCGACAGGCGACTGGGTTTCTTTTTCGTAACCGGCAAGCGTGATATGTTGCTGATTATGCATATCTCCGGCATTAACCAGCTCTGACAGCGTTCCCAGTTTTGCGGTATAGACATGCCCGTATAACTGGCGCGCATAACTCCAGCGACCGCTGCTGTCATTCATTTCGGTCATCATCATATTGATGGAGGCGGCATCGTTGAACGGCAGACCGATAAAGTCGAATGCCTCATCGCCCATAGCAGCAACAGCGGCGGTAAGATCAGGCGCGCCGCTACCCGCAGTTCCGGCTTCCGTCACGACCTGAAGCCCCGCAGGCAGAATCTCACCACCACCAGAACCATAATAATTCAGGCAGACAGGCAACTCGTTACCATACAGCCCCTTATGGCGGGCAGTCAGCGTCACCACACCTGCATCAGATGACGCCGCAAACGGCAGGGTGATAACCCCGTTTACCGCTTCCTTAATCGCGGTGGCAACCGCAGTGGCATCATCGCCATTCACCACAGGCACCTGTACACTGGAGCGCCCGACATACAGACTCAGGGTGCCGCTTTCCTCTGCTTCTCCGGTAACTGTCACCCTGACCGTCGCCGCCGCCCCTCTGGCTTCCGGTACTGCAATAACATACAGTTCACCGAAAGGATCTGTCTGACGGTAGACGTCAACCATACGCGCCAGCTGGCTCCCGGCCCCACAAATCTGACGGGCATAATCTGCTGACGGCATCAGCACCAGGCTGTTAACCTCAATGGCGGCATCGTTGCTGGCATGCCCGATCAATAATGCAGGCGCGCTGGTCACTGCTGTATTTGCAGCAGAATTGTCCATCTCGGCGTAAAACAACGGCACCAGCGTATCCGACGGAACAGCACTAAAACTTATTGTCATGATTCTTTAGCCTTATCCTGTTTAACACGTACCACATCACCCGCCGCTATACGGCGAAGCCAGTAGCTGCTTTCTTCCACATTTCGCCCGTCAGAAGGCAAAAGGTCTCCACGGGCAGGGTCAGGAACTGACCGCCCTTTCAGGGGTTTCACAAACATGAGGGACTCTTATTTCTGAGGGAAACGCATTTCCAGATGGTGCTCAATGTCACCATCCGGGCCAGTACCAGGATCGATGTAATCCACATCAATACTCAGCAGGGATAAATCCGGCAGGGCATTCACGTCCTCTGCCTGTCGCGTGTCTTCTTCCGTGATTTCATACTTCGCCGTAAAATCAAACTGGTAATACAGTTCGTAACGGTTCAGATCCAGCAGGGTGCCACCGGCATAAACAATCTCGCCCCCCTGCGGATCCGGCATCCATCCAAGCAGGGCTTTCCAGAGTTCTCTCCGGACATCATGAACGGCGTCATAGGCTGCCCACTGCCCTTTTTCATCACGCTCATTGCTGAGCACAACAATAACGGAGAAGCCTTCTGTCAAATCCTGCCAGTAATCGGTCTGTGATTTTTGTTCCCCCGGCGCATCGTCAGAGGGGACAACATAGGCAGCAGGCAGTCGCAGTTTTCCGGCATCAGGGATCGCCTTAAACTGCGCCGCGCCACCAACACGATCCTCAAAACGCGGGCATCGCTCACGCAACGCCGCAATTATCGTTGTCAGTTTCATTTATGCTTCCTTTTTACCGGACGTAACGAACGCTGCAGCTCACGGGACAACAGTTCCTGCGTCCAGTGACGCCGCCGCTCAATAACGTCAGCCATAAAGTTATTACGCGGGGCCAGCCGGAAAGTCGAAGAATGGTGCTTCTTCTGTCGCTTATCCTTTTTATCCATTCCATAAGCTGAATGGCGAACACCGTAATACAGAAACGCCGGATAATAAGGAGCGCCTTCAGGAAAACGGCGATTCCCCTGCCCGTTTTTCTGGTTAGGGGAAATTTTCACCATCAGTCCGGGGCGACGCGTCGTTTTTTTGGGAACGTAATAACCGATGGAGCGGGCCAGACGCCCGGTCTGATACCCCGGGTTCTCTCCCGGGCCAGAACGCCCGCGTTTAATCACCAGACGTCTGGCGTCACGCATGTAAACGCGCCCGATTTGCACAAACGCCCGACGCAAACGGGCGCGATTAAACTCCAGCTCCTTTGGTTGTTTAAAGTCGACGTGTAAAAATGCTGTCTGATTCATGGCATTCACCCCGTCGTCGCGCTGTACGCAGTTCTTCACATTCCAGTAATAAAAAACGCCGCTGACCGTTCAGGTCGCGTATTCGCCGGATCCGGTACTCCTGACCGTAATAAACCACTTCGTGATCTGCCGTGATGTCGTGCCGGAAACGGATCGTAAAATAATGCGTAACGATATTTTCTGTCTGCACTGAGCCCTGATAAGCGGCAGCGCCTGGCTGAGCCACCTTTGCCCAGACATCAAACGACTCCGGATACGTTGGCTCCGTACCAAAATCAGCGGTGGGTTCATCCACACGAAGGCGGATCTTTATCCGGCGATTCAGCTCTCCGGGATCCGGTAAAAGGTAAGTGGCACTGGTCTGACTTTGCCTGATTTTCATAGCGGGACAATCCTGTAAGGGCCAGCAAGCCATCTGAAACTCATTGGCGTTTCCAGTTTCTCCACATCGGTGATCGTTGAGCGATTTTCATAAAAATGACTGACCAGCATCAGCATTGCCAGACGAACATCATCAGTCAGATGCATCCCGTCAGGATCGTCTTCCGGAATCGTCTCTTCCGGTGCATACAACTTCCTGTTCAGGTATGTCTCTGTTCTTTTCTGTACCGCCTGTGCCAGCAATTTCAGAAAATCGCCGTCACTGTACAAACCATCATCGAGTCGGAGGTGAGATTTAATTTCCTCTTCTTTCAGGAGCATATTTTCCTCCTGTGCCCGCCATTACGCGGGCACAAAAAAAACCGCATTACGCAGCGGCTTTCTGGCGGGTTGCAGCCCCAATTTTCATCAGCTTAATCGCCTGAGAATCCACCAGCATACCGCCGGTTCGCTTGGTGGTATAAAAACCCACAAACGGTTTGTTGGTGTACGGATCGCGCAGGATACGGGTACCGATGCGGTCAACGATGGTATAGCCGCGTTTGAAGTTACCAAACGCAATGGCTTTTGCATCGGCGGCAATATCCGGCATCTGCTCATTCTCAACGATGCCATACCCTGCCAGAGAAGAAGGCTGACCCAGCTCAATACCCGGACGCCACAGATAATTTCCGTCGTTATCCTTCAGCAGACGAATGGCAAACAGGCTGCTGTTGTTCATCATGAACTTCGCGCCGCTGCGGTGCGCCTTGCGCAGGGTGTAAATCAGTTTAATGATCGCATCGGCAGTCACGCCGGAAGCCGCACCGGAAGCAATGTGCTGAAGTTTGCCAAACGCACGGGTCTTGTCATCTTCATCGGTGGACTCGTAAGCCAGAAAACCTTTTGGTTTTTTGCTGCCGTCGCCACTGGTAAAGGCAATTTCTTCCTGTTCGGCAAATTCCAGCGCCAGCTCACTGTTGATCCAGTCTTCCACATTGAAGAAAGCGTCATCGAGCATTTTCTGGGTGGCCTGCGGGTTGCCGTAGATTTCCCCCATAAAGGGTTCAATCAGCCCCAGTTTTGATGTGGCGGTTTCCGGACGAGCATCCGTTTCCCCCACCCATCCGGACGTTGTGCCGCCCAGATTCACCAGTTTTTTATAATCCGAGCCCCCGAGGGTGATCACAGTGGCTTCCTGGCGCATCACCACCTCATCTTTCAGTAGCGTCAGAATGGTGCGATCCAGTTCTTCCGGAATGGCATAACCGCCATCTTCATCATTGCCCACCTGCAGCGCCTTACGCTCCAGCTCACGCAGGCCATCTTCACGCCCCTTACGCATAAATCCGATAAACGCTTCTTTGTGTTCACTGGCAACTTTATTTTGCGTGCCGCCTGCCGGACGCTTGACTTCAGCCAGTTCAGCTTCAAGATCGCTTTTCAGATTTTCCAGTTCAGCCAGTTTTCCGTTGAGGGTTTCCACTTCACCAGCAAGTTTTCCCTTTTCCTGCTCGATCGCGTCGATACGTTTGTCGTTTTTTTCCTTAAAATCGTCAAACTTCCGCTGCAACTCCTGCGCGACCTGTTCCACATCTTTAACATCAGCCATTATTTTCTCCTGGTTAAAATTTAAGATTTTTCAGTGCATTCAGTGCGGCATCCACATCCTCAGCATCACGCAGGGATAAAGCGCCATACCCCCCGGCCATGAATGCTTTGGCCTGGGTTCGCGAGAGTCCAACATCGCGCAGGACCCGCTCAATAATTTTCTGATCAGGGATCTCCCCACGTGCCAGCGCATTTTTCACATCACTGATACGTGCCTCATCATTGGAAGGAAACGTCACCAGACTGACCTCCCACAGGTCGATCTCTTTCAGCAGGAATACCCCTTTTTCACGGTCGTATTCCCAGTCTTTCAGGATGTAGCCAATAGAAAGGCCGGTTAAAGAACCGGCCTTCATATGGGCATGTGCACGTTTTGCCAGGGGATCATCATCAACGAGTAATCGCCCCCTGACATAAAGCCCGACATCATCTTCTTTCATTTCGGTGTACACACCGATGGGCTCATCCATGCGGTGCTGCCAGAGCAACGCAGGCAGCGCCTTTTTTTCGCTCCATTTCTGGAGTGTTGTGGTAAAGGCACCGGGGACCACCACATCATCGTGGCTGTCCTTAACACCAAAAACAGAACCGTAACCTTCAAATTCCCCGGAATCACTGACGGATTTCAGGTTCAGCGGTATATCAAGACGCTGTTTTGTCTGCATCTCCACTCTCCTTTTTCTTACCGTTGTCATCGCCAGCAGAGGGACTGGTGGTCATGTTCATCGGTGTCAGATACACATCGCCGCCTGGTCGGGGATTCATATCTTCCAGATCACGGCAGTCATTAGGGGAATAAATCCCCCAGTTGATCCCCGTGGCATACGCTTCAAAGCGGGATTTCATGTCGCCACGCAACAATGCTCCGGCATTAAATTTGGCGTAAAACTTCCCCTGTTTGCTCTCCCTGACCAGCCCTGTATTGATCCGCTGTTCAATACGGGTCAGATACGGCACAAGGGAATAGTTAATGAAACCAAGCCCCAGCTCTTCAATATTGTTGAAGGTGGCGCGATCGGTGTTCTGCACCATGTGCAATGGCACACGGAACAGACGACAGATTTCTTCCAGCTGAAACTTGCGGGTTTCCAGGAACTGACTGTCCTCGGCGTTCAGCGCCATCGACTTCCAGTCCAGTCCCATTTCCAGAATCATCGGGCGGTGAGCATTGCCAAGCCCCGTGTGACGCTCCTCAAAATCTTTCTTCAGACGCTCGTAAGCATCCGGCGTGAGCTTTTGTTCCGTACGCAACACACCGGATGTCACCGCACCATTACCAAACAACCTGGCACCGTGCTCCTCGGTTGCCGCAGCCAGTGAAATGGCCTCGCGCGCATATGCAATGGGATTCAGACCGACAAGTCCGTCCAGCGTCAGGGTGCGCACATGCCAGATTTCATCCTGGGTCAACACATCCACGGAACCATCAGGAAACGTCACCTGATAAACCGGCTGCCACTGGCTGTTCAGCTTCGGTTCCACACAGCCCGGATCTATCGGAAGAAGCTCCACCACTTCCCCCAGTGCCTTTACCTTGTAGGCATAAAAATTCCCCCGCAGACACAGGCAGACAATGACCAGTTCCCAGAATTCCTGCGGCGTCATGTAGCCATTAGGTTTTGCCGAAACCAGCTTATGCAGTCGTTCATCCACCACCCGTGTTTTAAGGGTGCCGCTGATTTTGTAGAGACTGCAGGGCAGCATACCAACAGACTCAGCCAGCACCCTGACGCAGGAATAGACCGCCGTCAGTCGCATGGCCCGCTGGCTGCTGATCCGCTTTCCGGTATAGGTGTCGTATGACAGCCCGATAGCCTCCGCCAGCTCTGCTGGCGTGGTCACTGGTGCGTCACTTTTTCGTTGAAATAACCCCGAAAAGAACACTATTTACCTCCGCCGACAGACTGCCGTGTACGGTCGAGATATCGTGCCACCAGCCACGACCAGAACAGGCACAGCGCCCCGGCAACAACAAAACCAGCCGGGGGATAAATCAGCCAGGCACCATACGCCAGCAAAAGCACACCCAGCACGCCCACCAGAGGCGCGAGAATCAGCATGATCATAATTACCTCAGTTAAAGCGAACGGATCCCGTAGGACTCAATGTGGTCAGACAGCGTGTCTTCTTTCTCAAATAGCATGCAACGACCAATCGCCATAATCAGCGCCACAGCACCATCGATTTTGTTTTCGTTGCCTTGTTTGATCGGACGAACAACATCATCGTCGCCGGGAATGTGCTTTCCAATCACGTTGCTGATACACCATGTCATCACAGGATTACCATCATGATGAAAACGCCCGGCCTCAATAGCCGCCTCAAGTTCCTTCATGGGATCCGACATATTGGTGTAGTTCTGAATGATGGTAATAGGGTTTAAGTTTTCATCAGCAAGGTGGTGAGAAAGGTTTGTGGCTCCGTGGGGATCTATAGGTGACTCCTCCACTGCGTTTAAGCGATTTGCTTCTTTCGCAGACTCAAGGATCTCCCGGTAATCAATTTCCGCGCCATCGGTAACGGTAATAAATCCCCCTTCAACCCACTTCTGATAACGTTCTGCTGTGCGACTGTCTGTCACATCAGCGCTGTAGATTGTGTCGTAGGGAACAAAAAACTTGGGTGCGACACAATAATAATGCGTTTTACCGTCAATCTCTCGGGTAAAAAGCCGTACCATCGCGTTCAAATCCAGCTTTCGCGCAAGGTCAAACGCCAGGATGCAGGTATGCCCCTCAAAACGCTCCAGCGTCAGACTCCTGTCTTCACATTTCTGCCAGTTCACAAGATTGAAGAAGGCGTCTTTTGCTGCCACCCAGATATTCAGATGTTTCGTTTTGAATACGCCCACTTTTCGTGGGTTGTTAATTGCCGCGCGCTGTTGAGATAACAGGTAATCGCTGTAGACAGAAATCCCCATATTGGGGTTCGCTTTACGCAATACCGCCGGATCTGTCCAGTCATCCCCGTCGTCAATGGTATAAATAATCCCGAACAGTTCATCATTGGGCACAATCCCTTCAAGCATTTCGATCACTTCACGACGTTTGTCGTAGCATGGTCCTTCAATGTTATAGCCCGCAGTGGTGATACCAAAAATCAGCGGCTGACGACGTGCCCCCATCCCAGTTTGCATCGTCTGGTAAAGCGCATCGGTCTGATGCTCGTGATATTCATCAATGAGGGCGCAACTCGGCGACGCGCCGTCTCCGGGATCTCCAATCAACGGTTCAAAACGGGCACCGTCCTCCGGACGGCTCATGCTTTGAGCATGTACTTCAATACCAAATGCTTCACGCAATGGTTCCGTGCGTTGCGCCATCAGTCTGGCTGGACGAAAAACTTCCCACGCCTGTTTCTCTGTTGTGGCCCCGGAATACACTTCAGCGCCAAATTCATCATCGCAGGCAAACATATACAGACCAACGCCAGCAGACATTGCTGATTTCCCGTTTTTACGGGGTATTTCGTTGTAAGCCTCGCGAAATCGACGCAGGCCGCTCTTTTTTCTCACCCACCCAAACACAACACAAATACAGAACAACTGCCAGGGTTCAAGCGTAATGGGCATCCGTTTAAATGCCCACTCCCCTTTGGTGTGTGGCAAAAGCTGGATAAATTTCGCCACACGCTCAGCTTTATCCTTATCAAATTTAAACGGATAGTTTTTTTTAGCTGAGTTTTCCAGGTCATCAAGGTGACGCTGGCAGGCCAGAACGACATAACGGCAAACCTGAATTTTTCCGCGAACCACGTCACGTGCATACTGATTTGCGGCGTTAACGTTCACGTAATTTTTTCGTGTCATAGGTTTTTAAATGGATTATCGCTCCCCTGCTTCGGCGTCATAAGCCGCTGCCGACTGGCAGGATCGAGCCCTAATAAACTACCGAATGTCACCATTTGTCTGGCGGCCTCATTTGCCGCCGTGAGTGCCGGGTTTTTCTTTGGCCCCGCCTCACTCTCTACCGTAATCCCAACGCGCATAACCTCCTGCTGCGACTCATGCCAGTTGCGAAAAGCAGTGCAGAATGCAACGACATTATGCAAATCAGTAACATAAAGAACTCGCTGGGCACAGAGCTCACGAATAATGGTATCCCACATATGGCGAGCGGTTTCATCAAACCACTCGGGAGGGTCAGCATGGGTGATCGGCGTGAATTTTGGCTCAAACTTATTTAATGCCCGCTTGCCGGGATTGCCTGCCAGCTCCTTACGGGTGGTCGGCTTCGGCTTTCTCCCTCTTCCGGGCGCAACAGATTTTCCTGACATGTCAAATCCTGAAATTTTTAATTTCGCGGGTGTAAAAATTTGACGGGGCGGGCGGTCCCGGACAGCCAGGGTTGCAGGGATTTGACCCGCCCCTCCCCACAAGTGAGAATAATTATCACCTGATTCGTTCGCGCGCTGTTTTCGCTTTGTGGCAGGGCCAGCACAGACTCTGCAGGTTGCTGTCTGCGTCTGTTCCGCCATGCGCTTTCGGGATGATGTGGTCGACAGTTTTCGCCTCGCTCACCACACCGACACGGAGACACAACTGACACAGACCTTTATCGCGCTTCAGAATACGGGCACGAATCACCGTCCATTTTGAGCCATAGCCACGCTGGTGGCGGCTCAGTCCGCGCTGGTGCTGCACCCAGCCTTCACCGCGATGCTTATCGCAGTAACCCGAACTGTCTGTTGTTGTGCCTGCACATCCACGCTTACGACAGGCGCGGGGTATTCGTGATGGCATTGGAATCTCCTTAATACCGGCATTATCGCAGCCCCTCACTGAAGGGCTGCTGTAATGCCTGTTACTCAGTAACAACTGCGCCTTCCGGTAATTTCATACCGGCAAATACCGGACAACCAGGATGACGATCATCTTCTGTTGCTTCCAGCATTGACTCACCAAACCACTCCGTCGTGGCGCGACCATCAGCTGCTTTGTAGTGGATCAAGTACTGGTTTTCGCCATCCGCATACTGCGCGCGGGCTTTAACCTCACCCCATTCATCACTGATGCGCATCTCCACCAGTTGAGACAACTCAAACTTAAACGGAGCAGCATCAGCACCAATTACAATCGGTTTGTTTTCTGTTGTTTCCATCATCGTCTCCTGATATTGAAGCCCGTCGCCGCACCGGGCACTGATCAACATTTGAGTATTCGCGGCGACAGAAAGAATTTATTTTATTGAGTAGCCACAAACACAGAATTTCATGCTTTCCGGACGCTGGCGTATCCTTCATTTTTCAGCAAAATATTCTGCTCTTACAGGCGATCAGTTCTGCAGACACTGCCGAACACCGTCGACAATTTCGCAGACCTGAGAAGCTGTATCGAAAAGCTGGCGCGCTTTATCCAGGCTGACGCATCCCACCAGGAAAAAAGGCACCAGTATCGCTACCAGTGCCCATTTCGCCGCCGTTCGCGGCATTCTGTGTGTCCAGTGACTTCTGTTCATAACCATAATCTTCTGCCTTTATTAACCGACTGATAAAATCCCCATGCATTTAATGAAAGGTAACTGGAGAATTTATGACTAAAGAACAACTTGAGTTAATTGCCGCCCTTCTTGCCGGTCAACAGGTAGCAATTGTTCATCTGTCAATGAAGCTTGCAGAGCAAGCTGGCCTTGATAAAACGGAACTGGCAGATTCATTTCGCAAAACGGCAAACCATCTGGATGAAAGAATGCGCAATAAAAAAATCATAGCGTTGACACTCAACCAGATTGCCGATGGCATTGATACATCACGAGCAGAAGGCCAGAAGGATATTGAGGAGAAAATCAAGAGCCTGCTTCATTAAGCAGCGCCAGCAATTCAGAGTTTACCGTCTCGACCCAATCTGAATTAAGCTGGGTACCAGCCGCTGCATTTATTGATGCAGCGGCTTCTTGTTTATCTTCTTCTTTTTTCAAAACTACCTCCGTTAACAGAGTAATTGTCACCACTTCAACTGAAAGTGAGGCCCGTCTTTCAGTGTTTTCCAGTCCCCACCCCATTCGATGGCAGTTCCCAGCTCTGCGGCAGCCTGCTTAAATGCCTGTGCGATTTTCTCGTACAGAGGCCAGTCCCATGACACCTGGCTACCAATGTAGGCCACGACATCCACCGCATCACCGGTCAGGTGGCGGCTGTTCATGGTCTGGCTTTTCCCTTCCGCGACCAGTTGTTTCTGGCGCTCTTTCGTGCGCAGACCTTCCGTAATACCGAAATCAACCTCCGTCAGTTCAAGGGCGCGGCGAACGACAGCAACCAGCTGTGGTTTGACGCCCTCCAGATTTTTTTCACTGCGGCGGCTGAATCTGAATTTACCCGACATATTCACCTCAACAATGGAAAGATTTTTGTGACATTCCCGCGTGCACGTATCACCAGCACGCAGAACAGCAGATTAAAAAACACTTCCAGCCAGCCCGTTGCTAACGGGCGACCACACAGATAGCTGAGGGGCGCAAAGGCATACAGCAGCATCAGCAACCAGGCCAGCCATGACATCAGCGGTTTATGTCTGGAATCACGACGACGATAAAAAAAGAGCGTCAGCACGATAACCGCGCATAACGCCACATTCAGCAATCCGGGAAGGTTACTTAACATTGCCGCCTCCTCCACCCCGCAGGCGGGAGAACAGACCGGACACCAGTGATGCGATATCCTGCTGGTGAATGAACGACAGAATCTTCACCGACACTACTGCCACCAGCACTGCACACAGCGCATCAACAGGCCCACTGTCAAACCCTGTGTGCTTTACCAGCCAGGATGCCAGAACCTCTGCGCCCAGCACGCCGATAATGAACGACACCAGAAAATGCGCCGCCACACGCCAGGCTGAAAGCGCCTGCGGCATTGTTGCCACAAATAACGCCCCGGCGAACGCACCAAACACAATCCCGAAATCCGTTCCGGTAAACAGCCCGAATACCGTCGCCCCGCCGAGCGCCGCAGCCGTGCCGGAACCGGACAAGGGTTCAGACATACTTTTTCTCCTGTAAATAAAAAAGGGCCACCAGCGGCCCATAAAAACAACACCCGGTCAAAGGCACCCGCAGATGCCTTTTATGCGGTGCTATTTTGTTTTGCGCAGTAGAGGCCAGAGCACGGCCAGCACAGCACCACCAACACGCCCTCAGCAAGCACCGACATCAGGTGTCAGGTGAAATTGATGCTTCTTTTATGGAACGTAGGTATTACCTTAAGGGTAAACCGGCAAGTGCTGAGTTATTTGAGCAAAGTAAAGTGATGATCTTCACCCAACTACAGACCAAAAAGGGGCGTGAACGCCCCTGTGTTTATATGACTTTAACGAAAACACTGACCAAATTTAATCAGCATCCACAACACTAATAATATCTGCGTCCAGAAACAAAAGACGCGCATAAATAAACCGTAGATTCTCAGTTAAACTTCACCTGGGCAAAGCCTGAGCCTGAACTGCAGGTATTAGATATGATTGTTACAGTCATCCCTGTCAACTGAGCACTTTGTAACAATGGCTGCAAATTCCATCTGTTCGTCCAGTATTCTCTTCCTGACACCTTCACAGTAAAGGTATTATCCTCATTATACTTGGAAAACTCAATTTTACCTTTAGCACAATCCGCCGCCATTGCATTAACAGAAACCAATGCAAATAAAACCGCTATAAACATCTTCTTCATTCTTAACTCCTTTCATTCACCAGTTGTATATAAAGGCTGTGACTTTCTGTTCAGAAACGCTGCTGCTGTATTACTTTCCCATAATGTATTGTTTATTTTTATAACGGGCCTGTCGCCAGTTATCTGACATTCTGGTTGACTCTCTTCATTCACGGCGCGAACAGAACGCGCGCCCTGATGATGGCAATTCAGTATAACGGCCACAGTACCAAGTATCGCTGATATATTATTAAAGGATATTCTCCCCACTCTGACACCAGCCTCTCCCCGATACTCCGGAAGCACATTGCTGATTCTCCCCCAGTTCAGAGTGAGGTCCACGTCTTCCGGCGTCATCGTATAAACAGGAGCAGTTTCAGACAGTGCCAGACGAAATTCTCTCTGTATTTGCCTGAACCGTAAGGCTTCGGCTGTGACGGTTACAAAACGCAGGACAGCCCTAGAAGCCTCTCTGGTCATTGTATTACCACTGAACTCCATTAACGCCAGATATGATGAAACCAGTGAGTGACGACTGATTTGCATTCCGGAACGTTCCAGCGCTGCGACACGTTGCAGAGTGGTATAACTGCTGTCCGTTGTCATGGAAATAGTTGTCACACCGGGCAATGATATATGTGCAAAATCTGAAAATCTGTAGAAAGTATTTGTTGTCGTATTAACAAATCCAGCCACATATAAATTATTTCGTTCAATAATCAGACGAAGATGGTCAAAACGCTCCTGATAAACATCAAGCCCTCGTATACCTACGGAAATATAACTTCCTGGTGGTGTATGATTAATAACGGATACCGATGTAGCTCCCTGAGATATATGTTCAAGAGGGGTCGATATCGCTGTCCGTATACTATTTAACGAAGATACATAACTTTGTTGAGTCGAAAAGTCTATCGTAAACTCCTGGGAATAGGATACCGAAGAAAAACCCAGTAACAGGCACAGTATCCACTTTAACAATATACACTTCATATACATATATTCCTTTTGGCTAAGGTAATCAGTACCAGACCCGGCGCAGATACAAAAAAGCCCGCAGAAGCGAGCCAGGGAAAATAAGTGTGGCGCGTTGTACTGGATTCGAACCAGTGACCGATTGCTTAGAAGGCAATTGCTCTGTCCGACTGAGCTAACAACGCATGATGCAGATAATGGACCGCCATCCAGGACTCGAACCCCGCACCAACAACCCTGTTATCGTGTCGTCTGCTCTTCCTGATGAGCTAATGGCGGTATGTTATGGTGGCCCTTGCTGGATTTGAACCAGCGACCTGGCGATTATGAGTCGCTCGCTCTCACCACTTAGCTAAAGGGCCGGGCGCAGGATAATAACGGTACGTAACTAATTCTGCAATATCATCCGTTCTGACTGACTAAATCCTGAACTTCCCTCACCGTCTGCTCAAAACGCCCGGTCTCCAGCTCAACGCCAATTGCACGACGTCCCAGCGCCATCGCTGCTTTGACCGTCGAACCCGACCCCATGAAAAAATCTGCAACCAGATCTCCCGGACGACTGCTGGTGGTAATTATCTGACGCAACATCTCCGCCGGTTTTTCACAGGGATGTTTGCCGAGGTAATACTGTACAGGCTTATACATCCAGACATCCGTATACGGAACAGCAGCCGATACAGAAAAATAACGCCGCAGTGATTTGTATTCCTCCAGCAGGCTGGCATATTGCCGGTTCAGTTCACTGTATGTGCTGACCAGCTGGTGGTGTGGCTTTTCCAGTTCCCCGCGCTGATGTTTTTCTGCTGCAGCACGCGCAAACAACGCCTGCAATTTGTTGTAATCACCCTCGTTCGGCAACTGCCACTGACTTGTACCAAACCAGTGTGACGCCATGTTTTTCTTTCCGGTCGCTTCCGCTATCTGTTTCGATGTTACCCCAAGTGAATCACGCGCATCACGAAAGTAAGAAATCAGCGGGGCCATGACGTGCTGTTTAAGCTCGCGTCCCTTTGCCGCATAGCCGTCATGTTTGGGCTGATATGGCCCCTGATAATGTTCGGCAAACAGAATGCGCTCTGTTGCCGGGAAATACGCCCGCAGGCTTTCCTTGTTGCAGCCATTCCAGCGTCCGGACGGCTTCGCCCAGATAATATGGTTCAGCACATTAAAGCGTTCACGCATCATGATTTCGATATCAGACGCCAGGCGATGACCACAGAACAGGTAAAGGCTTCCGGTGGGCTTTAATACACGCCAGAATTGCGCCAGACACTGGTCCAGCCATTTCAGGTAGTCATCGTCGCCCTTCCACTGGTTATCCCAGCCTTCGGGTTTCACTTTAAAGTATGGAGGGTCTGTGACTATCAGATCGACAGAGTTTTCCGGTAAGGTCTGGATAAATTCCAGGCAATCAGCGTTGATTAATTCACAACTGGATATTTTTACAGTGTTAGCCATAGATCAGTAAGCACTTCTCTGATAGGCTCGTTCTGCTTTTGCGCAAAGCAGATGGGCCTGAGGTTTGCTTGTGACCCCAACGCATGAGCAGATGGCTGGCAGGTGCCGCTAACACCCACCAGCCGCCCATTACCACAAATAAAAAAGCCTTCACTGAGGAAGGCGTCTGTAACAACCGAACTGATAATCTGCCAGACCCGCCATAACAAGCTGGGTCAGTATTAACTGGCAGCGTTCACGTGAAAGGTAAGTATTCTGCGCAATTTCCCCGACTGTCGCCGGTTCGGTGACGCTTAATTCATTAAATACCACTCTGGCGGTTTCGGTCATATCCTGCTGTTTTAGCATGTCTTTTCCCTTTTCTGGTTAACGTGACATACCAATAACTCTTGTCGAAAAAGCCAGCAAGCTGAAAGACCAGTATTCGCAACCACCAGCGCGTTTAATGTTCTGTGCTGTTTTTCAGGCAATAAAAAACCCGCTCGGCGGCGGGTTGTAAAAATTCTTCTAACGTCAGGCATAAAACGCCCATCGTTAGGGCGAATTTACCACAGATTCGGGAAAAATCAACAACACTATCGCGTTACCCTCTTTAACTGCTGCTCTGCCCATGCCTCTTCAATGTCAAACCGAACCACCAATGTATCGTAAAAGCATTTCACTGATTTTTTCCACGTATCAAGCGTGATAGCACCCGTCACTTTGCATATGGCATTAAATGCCTCCGTTGATGGCAGCCTTTCATAGCCACGACCACCACAACGCTGACAATTTCTGAAAACTGGTACGCCCTGTTTTTCCGACTCTTCACGATGAATGGCAACACCGCGTCCACGGCAATCTTTACAGGCAGTGGAAATCTCTCCTTTCCCCTTGCATACCGGGCAGGAAACTTTCACCAACTCCCGGATTTTTTTCCATTCTTCCCAGTAAGACGGATACACGCCTTTTGTACACTTTGCCCATACTGGCGGCTTACCATCCGGATACTGAACTTTGTTTGTAAAAACTTCGCTTTCAATAAATTTTTCCCCATGGCAACAAGGGCACTGCTTTTTACTCGCTGCGCTGCGGGCATAATCCTCAAAAGCATACGAAGCCATAATGCGCATCACTGCCGGTTTTATTTCTGTCGGGAGTTTTCTTAACGCCGCGACGCGATCGCACTGACTTAATGCATAATCTGCCAGTAATTCTGTTGCCCGCGCCCTGTCATTCATGCTAATACCCATTTTCCCCAGGAACGCAGAAAATCCCATCTCAGCCCGGTTCTGTGTCATCCCCTGCGCAGCCATCACATCAGTGATACTCAGCGCATCTTTTGACGTCGAGGCGGATGCATCAGTCAGGCCTGGCGATTTTGGGGAATAGTATTTCGGTAAATCTTCCAGCTTCATTTTTTGACCCGCCCGTCATGCATTATTTCGTAAATCTTCACGCCCAGCCGCCCACCAGGAACGACCTTACCGCGTACTATATTGATTTCATCAAACTGCTCGTCGTCTATGAGAAGTCCGGCATGCGTCAGCGCATCCAGTGGTGCTTTCAGAATATTGTCCAGGTCACGACGGCGCTTATCCGGCGGCTCTGCAATGATCTTTATCGCCAGCCTTCCGGACAGGTTTAATTTCAGCCGCTGCTGGCGAACAATGAGCGCCACATCACGGCGATAACGCTCACCGGCTTTTGATACAAAATATGTGCTGCCACGACGTCGCCAGTAGGTGTTCACCGTTGGCGGGTAAGGCAAAACAAACTCTATACGCATCAGTAACCTCTTTTACCCGAGCACGCCGGTTGCAAAGGCGTGATCAAGAAAACGAAAAATTAAATCAACCTGGGAACCATGCTTTTCTTCGAACGCCAGCGGATCCGCATGAAGTTCGTTGTGATGCTCCCGGCACAGCGGTAGCGTGAAGATATCGTGGGATTTTGTCCCCATTCCGCCCTGACCATGACCAATCAGGTGATGGGGATCGTCGGCTGGCTTACCACAACACGCACACGGCTGTGTCTTTACCCAGCGCGTGTATTTCTCTTTTATCCAACGGCGACGTTTAGGTCGTTTCATGAAAGATTCCGGAGCGTCCGGATCAACGGCAATGCTGACCACCGTCTTTTCCTGTTGTGGGTTTTGCTGGTGGGCGTGAGGCAGCGGCGCAAGATTTTTTGTGCGCTGCTTCAGTATGCTGGTGGCTGTCTGCTCTCCCGGAATGATGTCGCTTTCGCGGTACACCGAGCGGATTTTTTCCGCACGTAATCCCAGAGAACGACGTAATACTACCTCCGGTAGTGCGTCCGCCACCTGATTGCAGACAGCCCACCAGGATAATTCAGCCAGCGATAATTCACGCTCCTGCGCACCGCTTATTGCGTGACGGATGACGTCAATCATCCATGCTGTCAGGTTTTGTTGAGCAAGTTGCCCGAGTGATTCTGAGGTCTGGTCACGCAGCTGGTTGTCGCAGTGCCAGCACAACACCATCGCGCCGGTACCGTAACGATGTATGACGGTTTCACTGTGATGGTAGTCACCATGAGACCACTGGCAGGATTTAACATGACGCAGGAGCCAGTCAGACAGTGCACCAGTACCACCGGCAGCACGAATTACCCGCTCATTGCTGAAAAATGGCAGTAATGATTTATCTTCCGCCAACGGCTGGCGAACAGCAGGGACGACTCCGGACGGCAGACCGCGCATGCTTTTTGGTTCCGGCTCCACCAGTACTCGAGGGTTATGAAATACCTGCATGGATTCACGACCAGGCTTAAGGACCACCAGCCCGAGTTCCGGTACCGGAACAGGTCGAAGCAATACCCGCACGTTACCTCCAGATGCGTTGCTGGAATGTGCGGGACGGACGCGGTGGGCGTTCAGAGTAAGGCAGTCTGACTGAGATTATCCAGTGTCGGAAGTCGAGGCTGAGGTCTTTCTGAAACTCATAGCCACGTCTGCGGTAGTTCTGAATCAGCCATTCGGCCTGTTCTTCAGTGCAGGGGTCATGCTGGAACCAGTCGGTTTTAAATGCGCGTGAACGCCGCCCGTGCCGGATGGTAAGGTCGGTATCAGATTTGTGAAATTTGGTTTTGTGCGCCATCTGCTATCTCTGCTGGCGCAGCAGGTGCCAGTTGTTCAGGCTGGCATGTGGATTGTAAACCAGGATGCTCAGAAAAAACAAAACCCGCCGAAGCGGGTTAAGTGCGGGTGCATTGAGGATGCCTGACACATCAGAGGTGGCGAGGGATTTCTCCCCCGCCTGGTCTCTTACTCCTCAGGTTCGTAAGCTGTGAAGACAGCGACCTCCGTCTGGCCGGTTCGGATTCGTACCTCGCAGAGGTCTTTCCTCGTTACCAGTGCCGTCACTATGACGGTTAAACAGATGACGATCAGGGCGATTAACATCGCCTTTTGCTGCTTCATAGCCTGCTTCTCCTTGCCTTTCGGCACGTAAGAGGCTAACCTACATGTGTTCAGCATGGATTGGCCTCAGATTAATGTTAAGCGTCTTGCAGGACGCGTAATGTTAACTGGGGCTTTTCTCTATCTGCCTTTTGGTGTTCATGCCTGAGGCAGATAGCCTCAAGCACCCGCAGCAATTCTACTTAACTCTCCTTTTCCCGCAAACCGTTTTTGCTCACCATGATAAGTCGTTATTGTAATTAATTGACATAACGATTAGTCAAAACTCAATTTTTTGCGCTGGTCTTGCATTTAATATCCAACATTCTTGATGAGTGTGGTGCGCAATCAATAAATTTTGTAGTTGTGTTTTTTTGGCTTTATAATTTAACTCATTTGTCGTATCAATTATCCAATTCCCTGTCCCCGAAGAAGCCAGTGCCATGAGTTTATTACACTCTGCATGCATATTAATTATCTCACCAAACATATCTGTTTTTGTTTTTTTATTCACAAAGTTAGTAAAAATACCAGCATGCTTATAAGAATCCATTACAGTATAACGGCCATCACCATCTACATCAGAAGGTTTTGACATCCATTTAAAAACATGAAGGAGAAAAATATTGGCCGTCCAAGGAAATTCATCTCCATCAAGAAACGTTTCAGTAGTCGCTATACTCAGACTCTCAGTAAGATTAGTCGCCCCAATTAAAACAACCTCAGGCTCGCCATCCTTTCTTTTACCCGCCCCAACAAAATTGAACGTACCTGCATAACACTGTCCAAAATAAACAATAGCATTGTTTAAATTAGGTGCTCCTTTTAAAGCCTTGAGAAGTTGATGAGGAGTAATAGGATTTTTTGCATCCAGTCCTTGTGGGCAACCATGACCAGTAACAAACATTACTATGTTATTGTAGTTATTATCACGCAAGTCATTAAAGAAATCTGCTGATGCTTTTGACGCATAAGGATACTTCGAGGCTGATGAAAAAAAATCATCAAAATTCCTGTTAGGGCTGTCAATATATATTGATATGTCTCGTGGATTTATACCGGCCTTCTCAAGACATAGCACGCCAAAAACAATATCCAAAACGTGGCGCGATTCAACTTCTTCTTTAGAACAAGGCAAAAACATAACCCATTTCGTACGCTCAGACCTAAGGCTCATACATATCCTTATGATTCGAATGTTTTAAGTTAAAATTTTGTTAATATTTAGGAGGCATTGCATTACTGAAAGATGGTGGCTTTGGTATATCAATAAAGTAAAAAAGCTCATCGATGCTTAAATGTTCAGTAATTTGGGTGGACGTTATTTGCCCTCTTTCATTCAAACCAAATATTTCATCGCCAGTTTTCAGAAAAAACACCACTTCAAATGTTGTGGTTACTTCATGCGCATAAGATTTGAACAGCATCCACTGCCCGAGATTCACACACTCTTTTACTGAATCAGAAGTATCAGGTAACGCTGACGACTGTAGCCCTGTGAATTTCATCATTTATCCTTATGAATCCGCATACGACATTCTAACAACATGGTATTTTTACGAACACAAACTGTGTGGGCGAGTTACCGACCACACAGAGAAAATATAACTTTGTGCCTCCGTTTTCGTCAACCCCAGCGGCAAATCGAATACACCACCAGCGCCACCGCCATTGCGATTCCTACCGTGGTGAATGCCTCAGGCCAGGTCATTGATTCACCTCCTGCGGTGGTTCAGGCAACGCTTCCAGTGATGCTTTCACAAACCACGCTGCCTGAACTATAACGCCATGAATCCAGCGCAAATCAGCATCGCGATCTTTCTTTTTCATCTTTTCGCCACTTAAAGCCTGGCTTATGTGGCTGCGCACCAAGTCTTCATGTAACTCCTTCGCATCCTCAACGGTGAAACCACCAGGCAAAAGAGTCGGAGTTACCGGAGAGTTGGTTGACGTTTCCGGGATTTCCCGAAAGTTTCCGGCATGAAGCATGGCGGCGCGGCAGGCGTTCCATGAAATTTCCTGAAGGGAACGACGAATCTGTGTGCTGCATATACTCCTCCCTGACTCCTGGCTGTTAAACCATGTTTCAAATTCCGGCACTACCAGCGCTGGCGGCGCGGAGAATAGTGGTTTAGGTGATATTTCCGCGCGCTTTGCGTATGCTTCAACTGTGTCGGGGTTAAACAGGATTATGTTTTCACCGCATTCCCACGCCACCGGCTCTGCTTCCAGCGATGCC